AACGTTTCGGTCGAAAACCTTGAACGTTATTCACACGTTTGTTTTCTAGCCTGGTCAAGCGAGAGCCGTCAAAAGAACACTGCCAAAGACTTTGACGAATGGCTGTTGGATGTCGTTTCGGTTGAAGCGGTCAATGACCCAAAAGAACCAAATACAAGCCTTTAGGCGACACATCTGAGCATTGGCATATTGCCATGCTTGCGGTCGCAACCGGCATCGCACCACATTTGTTGTTGCAAGAGTCGGATCGCATGTTGACGAACCTTTGGTATGCGGCGCAACAGTTTCATTCGGCTAAAGGCTAACCAACTAAAATTGAGCCTATGACTGACAACTTCAACTATGACGTGACACGCCTGGTGCGTGATCTCGGCAAGTTTGACAAAGATTTAGTCAAGGCCCTACGTAAAGACATTCGCCAGGCAGCCAAGCCAGTTGCGGAGCAAGTGAAATCATCGTTGCCATCTGATTCGCCACTCAAGGGAATGCTAAACAAGGGCCGTTTAGGTTGGAATGTTGGCCCTGCAAGCAAGTCAACAAAACTTGTATTCAGATCAGGTAGTCGCCGCAACAGCAAAGGCTATTCGTCGCTTATTTCGGTGAATGTGCCTAGCCCGGTAACGGTCATGATTGATATGGCTGGCAAAAAGGGTGGCAAGACTGCTTCGGGTCGCGCCATGATTCGTGCGCTTGGCGGTCGCCCATCTCGTTATGCTTGGCCCGCAGCTGAAGAATCGGCACCGCGCGTTCAGTTGGAGATTCAGCACATTATTGAACGCTATATTCGCAAGGTGACGGGAAGACATTAATGTTTGGTTTGAACATTCCACTGGCTTACAAGCTGGACTCTAAGGGCCTACACAAAGCCAAGCATGAAATCGCAGGCTTTCGAGAAACCTTAAAAAAGGGTTTTGAACTTGCTGGCATTGGTCTTGGTGCGTCAGAGATTTTTAATATCGCTAAAGAATCGGTTCATGCTGCTCAAGCGGAAATGATTTCGCAACGTCAGCTTGACATGGTTCTCGAGCGTTCGACTAAACAGCATGCTAAAAACTCGAAGTCGGTTGAGAAATACATTACGGCAGCATCCAGGGCGACAGGTGTTGTTCGTCAAAAGTTGCGCCCAGCTTTCTCTATTTTGGCAAGAACAACTAATGACACGACTAAAGCGTCAGGTTTGCTCAACAAAGCAATGGACATTTCTGCGGCTACCGGCAAACCGCTTGAAACGGTTGTTCGAGCAGTAGCCAAAGCTTACGCTGGCCATGACTCGACTCTGCGTCGACTATTGCCTGGTATCAAAGACAACCAGAACGCTATGGCTTACGCGACTAAAACTTACAAAGATGCGCGTCTTACTTTGGCTGATCCATTTGCTCGTTTGACTGCCGCAGTTGATGTGGCAAAAGAAGCCTTGGGTAAAGCTTTGTTGCCGATGGTTCAAAATGTAGTTTCTGAAATAACTAAACCCGGCGGTTTGGCTGATTCGATGACAAAGTTTTTTGAAGATTTGTCAAATCCTAAAACTTCAACCGGAACAGCATTTAAAAACTTGCGCAAGCAAATTGGCAGCACAAGTGATCAATTTGCACAATTTTTTGGCACATTTGACCCTAAAAATACTGACCCAATGGTTGGTTTTATCAATACGTTGACAGGTGCCGTCAAAGCTTTGCCAACTATTTTGGGCATTACTCTTTTTTTCAAAACAGTTAGTGTTCTCGGCAAATTTGCTAATGGTGTCGGTGATTTCTTTGCTGCTGTTGGAGATGGTTTAGATCGCATTATGCCTTGGCTTATTCGTTTAGCACCTATTGCTGTGACTGCCGCAAAGTTTTTTAGCATTGCAGGTCAAGCAATGTTGAGTCCAGGATCAACAAAACTGCAAACACCTGAGGAAGCCAACCAAGCAAGAAACCAAATTGCAGGTGCTAATCGTTTGGTTCAAAATACACCTAACGGATTTGGCGCAAATGCTTCGCGAATTATCCACAATCACATCACCGTCAACATGACAACCAACGATCCACAAAAACTTGTCAACCAGCTTCAAGCTTGGTCTAACAAGAATGGTTCACTGCCAAAATCGGTTATTTCTAACAGATACGATTACCCAACACGATGACAGTCCCGAAAGCAAAAGTTGAGTTTGGCCTAACCCAATCGGGCGGCGACTACGTTTTCCAAGATTTAACGGCTTGGGTGCGAGAAGTAGACATTACTCGCGGCATTAGCCGAATCATGGACTATTTCACCTCGGGCAACGTCACCATCATTCTTGACAACAATCAAGGTTTCTTTGATCCAGGCTATTTCAGCTCGCCGTTTTACGGCCAAGTGGCCCCGACTGGTGCAGTGCGTATCAGCTCGAACGGTGTCGTCATTTATCGCGGCTTGATTCAAACTTGGTCATTTGCAAACGCCATTTATGGAGATCACACCGCGACTATTACGGCCGCTGACGCTCTCAGCTTGATGGCTCAAAAGATTTTGCCTGACACTTATTTCGGTTCACGCTATACCGGGCGTCGAGTCAACGAAGTGTTGGATTTGGTTGGATGGTCTTCGGGAACTGCCTGGCGAAGCATTGACGCGGGCAATGACAAAATGACGTATGACTACGTTCAAAATGGCACCGACGCTATGTCTTATTTCAACGCTATTGGCGACACCGAGTTTGGTCGCGTCTATGCTGACCGTCTTGGTCGAATCAATTTCCGCGACTCGGCTGGTGGCACGATTACTTCGCGCACCTGGACTCGCAAAAACTATTGCCTGAACCCGAACTTTGAAACTGGCACAAGCGCCTGGACTAACGTGACTCGTTCATCCGCCATTGCTGCCTATAAAGGCACTTGGTCGGCGCGTGCAACAACTCAGATTACTGACCCATTGCTCGGCGTTTTGGCTTACGGTTTCGGTTACTATGACACGAACTCGGCGCTTTACAGTGCAAATAAGGGCCTAGCAATATCAGGCTTTTTCCGATCACCATCGGTCGGCGGAACAGCCTACATTGACGCGGCCCTAATCAACTCGACTACGGGTGCAACAGTCACTCAGACGCAGTTTGTTGTGCCGGTGACGGCTGGAACGACTTGGTATCGTGGCGGCGGCACACTGTTTGCCAATGACACCGTTGATACGCTTTCGATGTTTGTGAACCTGGCTGGCACATCCACTTATCTCGACTGCGTTCTGATTGAAAATAGTGGCTACATTGATACCTATTTTGACGGCTCATATACCGACGAAACGAACCCGGCATATTCGGTATCGAACGCTTGGGATGGCACAAGCTACAACTCGACCAGCACGCAAACAATTGTCGAAACTGTTGCCACTCACACGCCATCGAGTGCACGCCTAACCGATACTGCGGGCGGCACATCCTATTCGGCTCTCGAGTTTGTTTACGGCTCTGAAAACACTTACGGCACCGTTTATCTGACTTCGAACACGTTTGGCACATCAGTCGGCACAGCGTCAAACCCGACGCTTTACGGTGGCCGAACCCTGAACTTGACTTATCTCGGGTCAAACGGAACGGCACAAAACAACAAGGCCGCACAATATGGTTCGGCTTACGGGCAACCCGATTACCGAGTCAACACTATTACGGTGCCACTCGAAGCTTATGGTTCGGCAGCCATCACGCCATTGTTGAACATGGACATTTGGGACAACTTGACGGTTGCTTATACGCCACCCTGGTCGACCGCTATCAGCTCAACGCAACGCATTATTGGCATTGATCACACCATTACGCCGGCGCAACATTCCATGACTTTCCACTTGAGTCAGATAGTGCCGTAAAACCTAAACTTGAATAAGACTTTCAAGTAAGGGCCATGATGGAAACAGCACCGAAAAAGCCGTCTAACGGCGACCTTTTGATGCAAATTGTTAGTGATATTGCTGAAGTAAAAAGCGATCTCAAAACAGTCATTATGGCTAACCGCGACCATGAACATCGGTTGCGTGAACTTGAAAAAGCCCGCTGGTCGAGTGCCTGGCTTGTGGGACTCATTTCTGCGGTCATGACTTCGGGCGTGGTCGCACTTATCGTAAGGATGGTAACCAAATGAAAGCAATCTACAAAGAGCCTTTTGCAGCGAAACTGCGTGGCGACGAATTTGGAAACCTAGCGCCTTACCGTAATGGCCGACCTCACCGCGGTCAGGATTGGCACCCGGCTGAAAAGTCGCCGATTCCTGCGGTCGCTGCTGGCACTGTTTTCTTGAACGAATGGTCTGATGTTCTGGGCCACATTCTCGTTCACTCGGTCGCTGACGGCCACTGGGTTCTATACGCTCACCTGGCTGAAGCATCGCCACTCAAAAAAGGCGACAAGGTTAAGGTTGGCGACATTATCGGCAAGGTTGGTGGCGGCGCACACACGCCTAGCGGTTCAGCTTCGACCGGCGCACACCTGCACCTAAGCATCGGCAAAGCCAACAAGGATTGGTCAAACCCTGAGATTCACCTGGTTGCTTATGACCAGCTCGTTGATCCACTCAAGCACATTCTCGCAAATCTCTAAGGATACGGACATGAAGATTGCTGCAAATGTTCTTTTGCGCATTGTTGCTACTTTTGTTGCTTCGGCTCTCGCAATAATCGGTGCCGGATCGTTGACCGGCGTGCAGCCTTGGATTGCAGCTAGTGTTGGTGGCATCCTGGCAGTTGCCAAAGTTATTGAGCGTTTGAGTATCGCGTTTTTGGAAGATGGCAAGATTACTCGCGCCGAGATTGATGCCGCTTTCGCTCAAGTTGTCACTTTGAAAAACGTCAAGGAAGAAGACCCGAAAGAAAAATGAAGCTAAACCGCAAGAGTGCATCCCTTTTTATTATTCTTGCGGCCCTAGTTTCACCGCTAACGGTTTCGCAGGTAGCGTTTGCGTCTAGTGTTTCGGACTATAACAAGCAGGTTGCAGCGCAACAGGCTGTTGTTGACGATTTGTCTAACCAGGTTGTGTCGGCTAAACAGGCTTTGACTGATTTGCAATCGAACTCGAATGGTCAGGCCGCGCAGTTGGCTGACGCTCAAACTCAAGCGTTTACAGCTGCGGATGTATTGACTGCGGCGCAAACCGCGTATGACTCGCAACAGACCGCTTATCAGGGCGTTTATGGCGACGAGCAGACGGCCGAGCAGACGGTTGCTGATCAGGTGACGACGGTTTCGAACGCTGCCGACCTAATTGACTCAACCTATAACGATTACCAAAGCAAGCTTGACGCCGTAAACACCGCTCAAACGGCCGCTAATGCCGCTCAGACCGCTTATGACACTTCACAGGTAGTTTCGGGCGCACAAGCATCGCCAGGGCTTACAGCAGACGTTTACAACGGCATTAAT